CTCATTTTTACTCCTTGATTAGAATTATATCACTAATTCCAACCACTTATATCGACTACAATTTGACTAGTTGGTTTACCTCGTTTTAATAATAATTGATTCATTAAAGATCTTGCACAGCACCCTGGTCTTTGATCAATAACATCTGCAACCAATTCTTCATCAATATATAGTTTTCCAGAAAATCTATTACCTACAGGCTCTATAATAATTTGCATAATCAGATTATATCAGTACGCCGTTTGGGAATTGAACCCAACTCTAAACAGTTTATAAGACTGTTTCTGACCACCAGCCAGCCACGGCGCAGAAACTAAACCATTAAGACAACTGTCCAGCAAATCATTCCAAAGAACAAAATAAGTCCAACAATTGCTGCACCCTTATTTTCAGTATTATTATTTGCTATATAAATAATATTGCTAATTGCTGAAACAAGTAATAATATCAAGTTTGTAATAAAATATGCTAACACAATACCTCCAAGTTTTACCCAGTATACATCGAATATAAATATTAGTCAAGAATTAAATGATATTTAATCCAGATAAAAATTCTTTAACCTCTTTGCTAGGTTTTGGAACATTAATAACGTTTGATTCCTCATCATTTTTTTTAGTTAAACTTTTCCAGGTATGGATGCTTATTTCTTTGTTGCTCTCCCTTTTAGTGTGACTAATACTGTTATAAACAGAACCACACATAGCATCTGCAAGATCCTTTGATTTCTTTCTTGGGTGATCGACTTTTTTATCTGAGACAATTTTTAACTCACTCATTTCTTCTAGGAGTAATGGAATATGCGGCATTGCTATTCTTTCTTCATAAATAAGCATTGCTAAATCTTCATAATGCTTTTTTGCTACAGATAAAGTATCTGTTTTAATTCCTATAGCCTTTAACTCTTGTTGAATATCAAAAGATTGCCAGCGGTCAAATGTCACTAATCCTATTCTAAAACCTTTTCTTCTGAAGTCAACTATCCAATTCTTTACCTCTGAAAGATTTACTGGACCCTCTTTTCTTGGTTCCCACCAAACAACGGCATCGACAACAACAAATGGAACAATTTGTTGATAATCATTAAACGATTTAATCTCTACCCATTTCTCAACATGGGAAATAGCAATGGCACACTTATCATGCTTTTGAGCAAGGTCTGCATGAAGAAAATATGTTACATCATCTTCTGGAACAAATGAATCTTCAATCCTTTTATATGAATCTATTGGATTTCTCATGCTCATTGATCTTTCTAACTTTTCTCTTTGCTTAAAGAATGCATCAGAGGAAAATGTTGGCATACAGGCAAAACGCATCATTGCATCACCTGGATCGGTATAAAAAGAAATCTTAAAATCTTCTATAGACCTTGTTGGATTGACTTCCCAGGTAGGTCTTTTAATTGCATATACCTTTGGGATTTTATAAGAAATAATATGATCCTCTTCCCATTCTATATCAAAAGAATTACCATCAAGATTTTCTGGAAGTTCTGGATTAACAACAAACTGATGTTTACGAATTAATACTTCTTTTTCTAAGATAACATCATTATATCTTTTTGAAATAAAGTCTCCTTGGTATCTAGGGAAAGATAGGAGTAGAACCTTTCCATAGTCTGGAAAACGAGAATCTACTGATGCCCTGAATGCTTTATAAATATTGTCACCTGTTTTTGCATTTTCATTACCACTATGCGATTCCTGGGCAAATCCAGATATCTCATCAAGGACAGCAAGAATTAGGTTAAGTCCCTCATGTGACTCTCTTTCAGAGTGTCCAGAATAAACAGTAACAGATTTATCAAATTCAACGCTATCTACCTTTGATTCATATTTTCCAGCAAACCAAGGAGAACGCTCAATCTTCGATTTGAACCCTTTGAAGAAAACATTCTTTGCCTGTTGTGCGTTAATAGCAACGTTAATAAGATCAATTGCATCTCCAGATGGTTTACCAAAATATTTCGCTGGATCTTTAAGACACAATAGTTTATAGACTAGATAACAACATGCAACAGTTGATGTAAAATCTTTACCGCTGCCCTTACCACATTGCAGAATAACTTCATTTTTTGTATAAGCGTTGTAATGCTTTTCTGCATCTTCATTAGGCATAAATCTTTTTAGATCTTCAAGCCTATATATTTGACTTCCCGCTTCAACAACAGAGTATTGAATATCTGATAAATCTGGCTGACCTAAATAATCCTCACTATGAACAAATGTTTTAATATCAACAGGGTATTCATCAAATGGATCATCATCCAATGCTTGAATAAAATCATTAAAATCAAGGCTGCTCAACAGGAACAACTCCATCTTCAATAGATATTTGTGCTAGTCTACGAGCAACTTCGTTTCTACATTTTGAACATTCACCAGAAACTTCTTTGAGAATTTTTACCAAAATTTCTTGTTTTCGCTCAGTTTCTAATAATTGATCTGCCAACTCTTTATTTTCTAATAAGCCAGCCTTTTGTAGCATATCAATGCGTTTACCCTCAATGTCCATAATCAATTTAATTGCAGTTGTTTTTGCTCCAAGATTAGTGCTTAGATTGGCATCCTCTATTACTTCATATGCCTGCCTTATTAAATGATTATAGTGTTGGTCTGCACCAGCCAGCGCTTCTCTAGCACGACTACGAATTGCCTCATTATTGGCGATCATTTCACGCCAATCATTCAGCAATGCAAGAACACGATTACGAGGAATGTCAAGAGACTTGGCAATAGCAGAAGCATCATTCCCCTTAATGTATTCTGCTGCTACCTTATTTACCTCATCAATATGCTGTACAATATCCTTGCTATTCATTAAACTCCTTTTAGAGCATAATTATAGCAGTAGCGGGGTAGGATGTTGCCACCAAGTAAATGTGTTCCTACCCCGCCACTAATTATGACTTTACTTTATCTACATTTTCTTTAGCACATGGGTACTTTTCATACCACATGGCGTACTTATTATAAACATGCTTTGAAGTGTAATTCCCTTTATGACGACCAACGCCATCAATGTCCCAGGGATACCATGTTCTGCCTCCATCACTTATCTTAAAAGCAATTTTAGCGTTATATTCTCTAGTAAGCAGAAGTTCGGTATTCCACCACTTCTGTCTACTATGTGCTGCTTTGTTAAACTGAAACATACCATAATCTCCAGTTGCAGATATAGCATCTTCTCTTCCACCTGACTCCCGCATAACAATTGCCCATGCTTCTCTCAGGTTTTTACCACGGAATCCAGTCTTATGAAGAACCTTAACCAACCAGTTCTTACAAGGTGGAATATCTTTCTTCTGTACCACTCCTGGGCCATCTAAAAGATCTTGCTTCGGAATGGACAGTTCCGTCGCAGTAGGTGCAGACTTAGCATACACCTGTTCGGCTGAGGTGACGCATGATGTAGTAAGCATCATCATGGCAATCAGCGCCCCTCCTAGCAGTTTTATTTTCGTCATGTATCCTCCTTGCGGCGGCAACATTATAATAGATTACCACAATTGTAAGTGTTTAGTAAACTGACGAGTAACTTATAGTGTATAATATGCCTAACAATAACTATTTAATTAGACATTTTTCTCTTACGACGCACACGTTTCTTTGGAATCGTCTTAACTCTCTCTAAACGAAAAGATCGAAGCCCACATGGTAGACCTTTTTCCATTTCATAACAGTCTACCCAACTTGCGCCATTATCTGTTTTTTCTACAAACTCTTTAAACTTAAAGACTGAGCCATGCTCGCCTTTGATCTTAATAAGATCCCCAGGCTGTAGAATGGTACCGTCTGGTGTCGTCACTTGTTGGTGGCGAATATAAAGGTGGGCGAATGGACTCAATACTTTCCTTGGACGTGCCATTTATTCCCTCCAACCGTTTGATTTCATCATTGATATAAAAAACTGCTTTCTTTAAATCTTCAATATGCTTATCTTCATTCTTCAGTCCAGCACGCCATAAGTATTTAATAGCGTTACCTATATTATAGTTCCTATGACGCACAATGTCAATACACTCAATTCCGCTTGCCTGATCTAAATAGTGTGGAGGATTGTTTACCATATCAACATTATCTAAATTCATTTGATAACCTTTCTGGATCATATTGTTTTAAAATTTTTGTGGCCCATTCAACCTTATCTGTTATTCTAGTTCCAGCAGGCTGACTTCTTGACCATAATTCAAGATTTTCTTCTCTGTTGTCATCTCTAATACCATTTATGTGGTGTACCTCTTCATGAGAAAAAAGAAATCTTCCAAGAATTTTTTCCATAATAACTATATGTTCTCTCACCCTATTGTGGTGTGCTCTTGGATGTTCAGGATACCAAATAAATGCATAACCATTTCTATATATTTTTTCTTTATATTTCCAACTTGTTTTTCCTTCTCTCCAACATCCACAACTTTTATGACGACTGTTTTTTAACATTTGAGCAGCAGCATATGTTTCATTTCCGCATTCACATAGACAGAGCCATTTTGCTCTACCATTGACATTTACTCTTTTTATGGCTGTTAGTCTATTAAATTTTTTTCCCGTTAAATCTTCATACTTTGACATACACTAAGTATAACACAAAACTATGTACATTATTTCTTTAATCCAAACTTTTTTAGTTGACGATAAATAATTTGCACACTAACTCCACATTCTTTAGCAATCTCTTCTGGAGATTTCTTATCTATAATATACCTTTTTGCCATAAATGATCTATTTAAA